GTTCAAAAAAGAATACGCAATACGCAGGGAAATCGGGGGAGATGACGGCAAGCCGATAGAAGTATTGCATATTTATAAACCAGAGAAAAAACCAGAAGGGGCGGAATGAATATTAAACCGAACATCCACAAAAGATGGATTAGGGGAGGTGATGCCAATGCCCATACAGAATAGTTGGATACCACATCCTGGACCGCAAGAAGAAGCTCTCAGCCGAAGTGAGTACGAGATTTTGTATGGGGGCTGATTGGTGCTCGGGGTGGCGGCAAGACTGAAGCTGGTTTAGTTTGGGAGACAGACCACGTTGACAAGCCACACTATAGGGGTTTGGTAATCAGAAAAAACGCTGATGACCTTTCGGACTGGAGAGACAGAGCTAGGAGATTTTATACCGGCTTGGGGGCAGAGTTTGTTGGACACCCTGGCGTGATACGCTTTCCTAGCGGGGCTATAATCAGAATGGGGCACCTCAAAGACGATCAAGCGTACACAAAGTATCAAGGACACGAATATCAAAGAATATTGATCGAAGAGTTGACGCAGATACCAGATGAAAAACGATATTTACAGTTGATAGGCTCTTGCCGGTCGGTTCACCAAGACATCAAACCCCAGATATTTACAACAACAAATCCAGGTGGCGTGGGACACGCTTGGGTGAAAAAAAGATGGAACATAGCAACTCAAAAGGATTGGGGAAAGGCATTTTTAGCAGACGATACGGGCAGGTACCGGATATTTATACCGGCTAAGATTGACGACAACCCTACGCTGATGAAGAACGACCCAGGTTATGTTAAAACGCTTGAGGGCTACAAAAAAGTTGATAACGAGTTGTATATGGCTTGGCGGTGGGGTTCTTGGGATGTGTTTAGCGGGCAGGTGTTCAGGGAGTTCAATTACGCAAGGCACGTTACCGACAATTTCGAGTTCCACCTTGACCAATGCAAAAAGATCATAGCTTTCGACTGGGGTTATAACGCACCAGGTTGTGCTGTTTGGCTTGCGGTAGCACCGGAAAATAGGTTTGGCACAAATCACATATATATCTATCGAGAAATATATCAAAACGAAAAGACGCCGGAAGAGTGGGGAAAGCAGATCGGGTTGTTCACAAGGATTGAGGAGACAGACTTTATGGTACTCCCACACGACTGCTTTAGCAGAGATAGGAGCGGAAAGCGAACAATCGCCGATGTCTTCAAAAAAATGATCTCTACCCGCATTGTGGCCGGAAACACACTGGCAAAAGGGGCGAGGTTAAATCGCTTGGCGGCTATGCACGACTTGTTGGCTGATGCGGGGGACGGAGTACCGTACTTGCGGATACACCCGAAAAACGAGAATCTGATCAGGACATTGCCGGAGCTGGTTTATGATGACGTTAAAATAGAAGACGTTGACAGCAGTTCAGAGGATCACTGTTTATCTGGAGACACTCTAGTACTAACGAATAAGGGTTGGATTAAGATTGAGGAATTACCGTTTGCAAAGATCACTGGTTATGATACAATAGTTATGGAATTAATAACTATTGACGGAGACAGATTGCAATGTACGCCAAACCACAAAATATTAACACCAAAGGGATGGAAACAAGCAAGAGAATTAAAAGCGGGGGAATCGGTGTTGTCATTATCTCTGAAACAATACAAGAATTTAGAGGAATTAGATATTATAAATGCGGAAAATATTATAGCAGACAAACAAAAAAAGCATCTGGTTCAAAAAGATTGCACAGAGTCATTTGGGAATTTGTTAACGGCAAAATACCAAAAACCCATAACCTCCACCACAAAAACTGGGACAGATCAGACAACAGAATCTCAAACCTTGAACTCACTGAAAAAGCAGAGCATCTTGCTTTTCATTCCTCTAACCCAACTGAAAAACAAAGAGAAGCTAGACGAAAAAATGCACTCGGAGCTTGTAGAAAGGGTAATCTCAAGATGTCTAAAAAACAAAGAAGTAAAGCGTCTAAAATCGGTTGGTTACGCAGGAAAAAGAGAGAAAGTTTATGATATCGGGATTAATCATAGTGCTCACAGTTTTATTGTAAACGGTGGATTTGTGGTTCACAATTGTTACGATGCCGCCTCGCTGGGACTTATGGCTATATCGGTGAAGTACAAACTATCAGCCGGTGCGATCAAGGGTCGCGTGCTAAAAGAAACTGAAGCCAGAATTAAGACAGACCCCAAGACCGGCGAAAGTTACACATACGATTTTGCAAAAGAAATAAAAGAGAAAATGAAAAGAAAAAGTAAAGATTGGAGGTACATTTGATCATTGTTTACAAATGCACAACTTGCAAAAGGATCGTAAACTCGTTGTCAGGGATAAAGAAGTGCGATATCTGTGGCAAGTTTTTGGTGAAGATCACGAGGATATAAAAAAGCACGCAAAATACGTTGCGTGGCTAACTCTGTCTTAACCTAGACAGTTAGGTAAAACTAGTTATTCAGAATATAACATATTGCAAGGCGGGTTGTCAAGTGGCAGTTTATGATATAATAGAGATGGAACATTATGCTACCGAGCAGACTACAATCAAATGATGAGGCGATCATTACGGTTTGGCTGGACGAGAACGAAAACCACGCAAAAATACTGAAGCAATTTAGGTGCTGTGTTTGTGGTAGAATAGTATTTGAGTACTATGGTTCAGTCAGAATGATATTGCCAAGCGGACATACCATTAGCAAACCAAAGGTGGTACAATGTAAGGGTAGAATATCCGGCAACAACCGGTGCGGTCAATGGGAAAATGTCGCTTGTAACATTAAATATTATATAGTTTGAACGAAAGGCGAATATTATGCCAGACGGATTTGAAACTCGCGGACTGGACGATCAAAACGAGAGTTTGATTGTTGACGAAACGCCTCCTATGCAATTCCCGATTGAGGACGCAGAACTATTGCAGATATTTCGGGACAAAAAATCACAAACGGAAAAGTACTACAGCGATATCGGTCTTAAGGAACGCCGAGAGAAGTTTAATAATTTCTACAAAGGCAAACACCTAGACACAGACAAAATGGACGATTATCAGGTGCCGTATGTGGATAATCTGATTTGGCGGGACCTTGAAACTAGAGTATCTATCGCCGCCGGTAGAATGCCAGATATTGTGGCGACACCCGCTAATCGCTCCGAGCAGTCGGTGAGTTTATCCAAGGAGATAGAAAAATCCCTAGATTACAGAATAAATAGCGACTTCGCACAGAGGTTACTCAAGGACGGGTTGCGTCTCAACCACTTGAACCTTTTGGCGGCGATCAAGGTACGCTGGGACAAAAACGAGGGCAAGGATGGGGACTATAAATATGACCTAGTGCGACCAAGCAAACTCGGAGTAGACCCGAACGCAACAATACCACAGGACGGGTTCACCGCCGACAATATGAATTATATTTACGAGTACATAGACGAGCCGGTCAATCTGGTTATGTCGAAGTTTCCGAAAGCAAAAGAAAAGATCAGGGCTTTGTTCTCTGTCAAAAACCCGACCGGTAAAATAAGTGCTTCCAGCATAAGATATGTTGAGTTTTGGTTTTCTTATTACAGCGAACAGGGCGAGAAAAAAGAGGGTGTAGCTTGGCTTTACGACAACATTGTTTTGGACAAAAACCTCAACCCGTATTGGGATTGGGAAGGTGTAGAAAAAGTATCAGAGAATATGAACGATCAGGGCGAATACGATGTCAGCGAGACCTTTCAGAACTTCTTCAACAAACCCCGAAAACCGTACATTTTCTTGAGCCACCAGAACTTGGGAGAAGGTCCCGTTGACACAACTTCGCCGGTGGAACAGGCCATACCAACCCAAGAGGTAATCAACAAACGTGGACGCCAGATCACCGAGATAGCGGACAGAGCTATACCGAAATTAGTGTTTTCAACGCAATACATATCAAAAGATGACATAGCCAGAATTACACAAGACCCCTCCGAACACATCGCATTAGACGCACAGGACATCAAGCAGGCTTTTGCTATCATACCGGCGACTCCGCCCAACCCGATACTTTACAACGACTTGGTGAGCAACCGGTCGGAAGTTGATAGTATGTTTTCAACCCACGGCACAACGCGAGGCGAGGTGCAACCCCAAGAGAGCGGGATATCTAAACAGATCACGCGAGAGGGCGACCTCACCATAGCAGATGACCTTGTAAACATTGTTGTAGAGCGAACGGTTTACGAAATGGCAAACTGGGCTTTGCAGATGATGAAGATGTTTTACGATAAATCTCACTATGTCCGACATATGGGAAAGGACGGCGAGATCGTAGAGGTTGAATTGACTCAAGACAAGATCGAGGACGGGATAGAAGTGTCGGTAAAAGCCTCCTCGACCGACAAGACAGAGCGAAAAACTCTCGCGGTAGAACTTGCCAAGTTGAAGTTTACCGATCCTCTGACGATGCTTGAAGACCTTGACGTACCCAATCCAAAGGAACGGGCAGAACGTTTGATGACTTTCCTGATGGGCGAACAGGACGGGTTTGCGACCTACCTAGCGGCTATTGGTATTGATATAGCCAAAATACAGGGAAAGGGACAGGGGGGCGGTGGCGGAGCGGCAACCGGTGGGGCTGAAAAAGCACAGCAGGACATAGAAGCGATTTTGAGTGGTGAAGACGTACAACCGGAGGGCATACCGGACGAGGAGTATTTGCAGACGGTTATGGCTTACGTTAAAAGCCCAGACTTCGAACAAATTGATGACGGGGCAAAGCAGAAATTATTAGCGTATGTTCAGGGCTTGAAACAAATACTAGAACAAACCGCAGGGGAAACTCCACCGGCGGAGGCGGAGCCACAAAATGCTAATATCGGATGAAGAAAAAGAGAAATGGTTAAATAGAGCCAAAAATGTCGGCAGTAAATTATTACCGAATTATTACAAGAATGCGGAGAACGCCAAGAAGTTTTACTCTGGGGCTGGTAAAATGCTGGTTGACACACTTCGAGCCGGTCCGAGAACAGGGGCTCAAATAGCGATGACTCGAACGGGGCAAAAAGAATACCAACCTGGGGCAACGGGAAACGTATTGCCGTCAGTTGAAAAAGCATTACTGGGAAATGATAAATTGGGCGATTTGCAATCAAGATACGAAAGTAACAAAGAATTCGCACAAGGGGCAGGTTTGGGTAAGGCTAGTGCTTCTTTGGCTGGTGCTGGGACATTGGCGGGGGTTGCTCTCGACGTCATTCCCAGCACCGGTTCAGGGGGCAAAGCAGTAGTCAAAGAGGGTGCGGAAACATTGTTGAAAAAAGAAAGTAAAGATGTTATAAAAAGGGCAGTAAAAGCTGGAATACCGAAAGCAAAGGTGAATTGGTACAAAAAGGGAATGGAAGAAACTTTGAGGATAGCCGAAAGCAGAAGCAAATCAATATCAAAAGCAGTGGCTAACGGGATTGAGGATAGCGTATTGCAGATAGTTGATGAAAAAACCAAAGAAACAATTTACAAGATGATCCCCAAGGGAGATCTAAAAAAGTTTCACGATGCGATAGACAATCCACAGATTGGGGATATGGCTGGTTTGCTCATCAAAGGCAAACGTTATCACATAACAGCCCATAATCCCGATTGGATGGAGTCCAGAGGTGCGATACCTGCGGGGATAGCAACGATAGAGGAAATACCGAAAATCCCGAGATGGATAAAAGATCAATTTGGAAAGTTTGAGGGGAGTTTAAAAAGAAAAACTATGATATAATGGAAATAATATGGAAAAAGAATCAACAAAAGGTGTATCTGCGGAAAAGTCTAGGCAAATGGTAACTTTTGACGAAAAGGAATTGCCAGCCATTGAGGGTTGGCGTGTTAACGAGGAGTACACCATTGAATTGAAAGTTAAAGAAGTTTCGCAAAAGATCGGAGACGAATACTTTATGAGTGCCGAGGGCAAACGGGGCAAACCCACAATGTCGGCGACTTTCGAGATCATTTCAGCGACAGCACGGGGAAACAATATGAAAAGCAAAATGGCGAACAGTCCCAAAATGGCGACTTTAAAAGAAAAATTAGATAAGTATTAGATTGATAAAATATAATATCGAAAGGAGCATTTAAAATGCCAAGCGAAGACGGAACTCAAAAACCAGAAGATGTTAAGATTGAGGGTGCTATCAAACCAGACGAAACAGCAGGGGGTGCTGGCGATGCTGACGGCGGCGAGAAAAAGGATAAAGACCCCGTTATGGAGGCACTTGAGGCGTTGCAGGGATCGATAAAAGGTATTGACGATAGAATATCGAACCT